GATCATCTCGCCGGTGGCGGCATCGTAGCGGGACGCCAGAAAGGGGGCTTCACCGCAGGTCACCTCCAAGCGGCGGCTCTGCACATACTGCACCCATGCCGGAGTCCTGCCCTTGCAAACCGGAAACTGCACCGGCGTTTCCACCGTCTGCCAGCCTTGGGGCAGCTCCACCGTGAACTGCCCGGCACTCTCCTCTGCCCCCAGCGCACCGAACCAGTCGGCGTCCAGTGCGTTGTTCATCTTGTTGCAGACCCATGCCGGGCTGAACACCTCGCCTTTTTTGCGGGTGCGCTGCTGCTGGGTGTCGGTCTGCTTCATCATCCGGGGCAGCACCACCTCGTAGTGGGTCAGCCCAAGCTGCTGGGTGGTAATCTGGGATCTATCCGTCACCGGCTCGTACATCACCGTTTGCAGTTCCTCCGGCGGATCGGTGGCCCAGATGATGTTTTTACCGGTGGAGCGGTCTTTTAGAAGTGTATCCAGCACCGCCTGCACTTCCGGTGCGTGAAAGTCGATCAGTTGTTCCAACGGGGATTCCCTCGCTTTGCCTTAGCGTTGCGGCGGAAGTAGTATTTTTGTACTAGTTCTGCCTTATACTAGCATTATAACTACTTGTTTGCACCGTGTCCAGCATTTTAAGTGCGTCTTTCGTCAAAAACTAGTAGAATTCCCTATACTAGTAACATGAAAGGTGGTATTGATAATGCTTGGAGAGCGACTGGCAGAGATCCGAAAGAACTACCATGACACCCAAAAAAGCCTTGCGGACAAGCTGGGGCTTACCGTTTGGGCTGTCAGCGCTTGGGAGCAGGGACGCAATTCGCCGCCCAGTGATGTGCTGCTTGCCATCTGCAAGCTCTACGGCACCTCCGCCGACTACCTTCTGGGTCTGACCGACATCGACCCCTCGGACGAAGCCCGCAAGCAGCGCCAGCGCCTGACCGAAGAAGAGCAGAACGAGATGCACCGCTACGAAGAATATTTGTTGTGGAAACGCAAAAAATAAGCCGCCCAGCGAGACCGTAAGGTCGCTGGGCGGTTGTTTTTATACTATGATTGGCCTACTAATTATCTTCTCTAATTTCTTTCAAGAGATCATCAGTTCGTCTTACTCCCATTTTGCTAAAGCTAGGTTTTAAATCATGATAGAGATTCTCAAGTTTTTCTTTGTCATGTAAATATAAAACAGTTAAAACATTATAGCAGATTGACATTTTAGTCTGCGTTATATTATCAATGGGAAATGCTTCTTTTCGATATAAGAGATCAATCACTTCATCAACATATCGACGCATCCGTGTTGAACTCGTATACCACGTCCTAAGCCAATATGAATATCTTAATGCCGTTTCATCATCTATATTATTACAAAGGCTTTCAACATAGCTTTTTATAATTTCTTTTTTCGTTTGCTCAAGTATTTTATCATATATGTCCCGGACTGTTTTTGTTGCACGATGAAATTCATTGCTGTTATAATAGTCCACTGGATTTCTTTCTTTACTTCTACTTTCTTGCAAAAACATATCTTTCAGAAGTTCTTGGTAACATTCGACCAGTTCACTATCGTCTTTTTCCAAAACTTGAAACCAATAGTCATAATCACCTGCAAATCTTGTTAGTTCCACACTATTTGATGCCTCGCTCAACTTTACTTTCCAACTTTGAATGTAAGTCTCTATCTCCTCATCAGTTTTGTAATAATTTGCTTTATTACCGGCTTCCTTAAATTTTTGATAATGTTTTTGAAGTGTTTCTTCACTAAGCATCTTAGAGCTTTTAAAGTAGTTGTAGATATCATCCAATAATGCGCCACTAGATTGAAGATATCCATAGTTTGCAAGGCGGACATTTAAATCATCGCTCAAGATATGGCCATCTTTCCGGTATCTACTGTTAGTATTCTCTTTCTCTGTTGAATCGTTTTTATAGTATAACTTATCTACATCTTCTACAACAACAGCAAAGCAGAGCATCTTCACTTCATTCATAAATTGTTCATTTTCTATTTTCAAGCAGTACTGTTTCACATCATTATAAAAATTCTGAGCCTTTTGCAATGTTCTCAAATTTTTTGCTTTATGACGCATCAAAAAGGCATCAATAAATTCTCCATCTATTCCATACACCCCCCACTTAATCGATGCCGAGTGTTCCGTTACCTCAAAGATACGATCAATAGTTTTTTCTTTGTACTTATTGAACGTAGTTCTTTCATTTTCATGAATTTCATTTGAATTGGCAATAAGAATAACCTTAATATAGTTGGACTGCTTTAGTTCCTCAATCACTCCAAAGAGTTCCTCTAAATCCAATCCAGCCTTTCGACGTTCCAAATCGTCAATGACGATAATTCTGTTCTTTTTAAAATTGCTCGCCGTAACCGCAAACAATTCTCGTTCAGATATTGCTTGTGCAAGCGCACCGTTCAATTTTGTTATCTCCGCACAGAAATTACCAGCTGCTTTTGCTACCCCTTTCGCACCATTTGCAATTTTTCCTCCACGAGAGGTACGCAACGCCAACTGAAAAAAAGCTTCATGGTATATTTTTTGAACATCATCCATTCCAAAAAGTGAGATAAAGCACGTCCTATCCTTCATATCCTCCAGTGCTTTTCTTACCATGTAGGACTTACCAATTCCCCAAGCGCCATCAACTAAGATACATTTATAAGATTGCTTATCAATATTTCGAATGATATTTTCAACATAGTCAGCATTCATTGATTTCACCTCACACGAAAAGAAACTACTTTTATATCATTGTTGCAGTATGCTTCTTTAGCCCATTTCGCCGCCACATTCGTTGCAGAAAGCAGCCGTGATTTCAAAAGTATACTCCTTTTCCCGGATGGTCCGGTTGATTTTGATTTTCTTCAGGGTGTAGTTTGTTTCTCTGCGGCATTCTCTGCAGAAGTCTCTCTTGTTTTCCACGGCGGCACGCTCCCTTCCGGTTTTACATCCTTTTTTATTATTGTATCCCTACCTTTGTTTTTCGTCAACAATAAAGCCTCTGACAGTCTGCCGCTCGCAGAATCCTCCAGCAGGCTCACGATTCTTCAATACTCCCAGACGCAAAAAATCGGCACCCGCTCTTCAGCGAGTGCCGATTTTGTTACCCTATAGTGCGCTTTGATTTTTAGCGTAAGTGGCGTAAGTTTGGCGTAAATCCGCTTTTGCACGCTCCAAAAATCAAGGATTCATGCGGTTTTTTGGCAGTTATTAGTACATGCCGCCCATGTCACCGCCGGCAGGTGCAGCGGGAGCCGGGGGTTCCGGCAGGTCAGCCACGAGGCTCTCGGTGGTCAGCACCATCTCAGCGACGGAAGCTGCATTCTCCAGAGCGGAACGGGTAACCTTGGTCGGGTCCACGATGCCTGCGGCGATCATATCCTCGACAAAGACCTCGTTCTGGGCATCGAAGCCGTAGTTGGGCTTGTTAGCAGAGATGATCTTGTCGATGATGACGCTGCCCTCCAGACCGGCATTCTTGGCGATCTGGCGCAGAGGAGCTTCCAGAGCCTTCAGCACGATCTTGGCACCGGTGCGCTCGTCGCCTTCCAGCGTGTCGCACAGAGCGCGCACAGCGGGGATCGCATTAATGGGAGCGGTACCGCCGCCGGCCACAACACCCTCCTGCACAGCTGCCTTGGTAGCGTTCAGTGCATCCTCAATGCGCAGCTTCTTGTCCTTCATCTCGACTTCGGTAGCAGCACCGACCTTGATGACAGCCACGCCGCCGGCCAACTTAGCCAGACGCTCCTGCAGCTTCTCACGGTCAAAGTCGCTGGTAGCGGCCTCGATCTGGCTGCGGATCTGGGCAATGCGGGCTGCAATGGCGTCCTTATCGCCTGCGCCGCCCACGATGGTGGTGTTCTCCTTGGTCACCTTCACCTGACGGGCATGACCCAGCATCTGGACGGTTGCGTCCTTCAGCTCGTAGCCCAGATCAGAGGAGATCACGGTGCCGCCGGTCAGGGTAGCGATATCCTGCAGCATCTCCTTGCGGCGGTCGCCGAAGCCGGGAGCCTTAACAGCCACGACATTCAGGGTACCGCGCAGACGGTTGACGATCAGGGTGGACAGAGCCTCGCCCTCGATATCCTCAGCCACGATCAGCAGCTTCATGCCGTTCTGCATCACCTGCTCCAGCAGGGGAACCAGATCCTGAATGACGCTGATCTTCTTATCGGTGATCAGGATAGCGGCGTTGTCCAGATCGGCCACCATCTTGTCGGTATCGGTGACCATATAGGGGGTCAGGTAGCCGCGGTCAAACTGCATACCTTCCACGATCTCGTTGTAGGTCTCGGCTGTGGTCTTGTTCTCCTCGATGGTGATAACGCCGTCAGAGGTGACCTTCTCCATAGCCTCGGCGATCAGACGGCCGATCTCGGGGTCGCCGGCAGAGATGGTGCCGACGCGGGCGATATCGTTGCTGTCCTTCACCTTCTGGCTGTGTGCCTTGATGGTCTCCACAGCGGTGGTAACAGCCTTGCTCATGCCGCGGCGGATATCCATGGGATTTGCGCCGGCGGTAACGTTCTTCATGCCCTCGTTGACCATGGCCTGTGCCAGCACGGTAGCAGTGGTGGTGCCATCGCCTGCGGCATCGTTGGTCTTGGTTGCGACTTCACGCACCAACTGTGCGCCCATGTTCTCGAACTCGTCCTTCAGCTCGATCTCCTTTGCGATGGTCACGCCATCGTTGGTGATGACCGGTGCGCCGAACTTCTTGCCCAGCACCACATTGCGGCCCTTGGGGCCGAGGGTGATTTTAACGGTGTTAGCCAGGGTATCAATACCGGCACACAGTGCCTTGCGGGCGTCCTCGCCCTGCTTGATCTGCTTTGCCATAATACATCGCTCCTTTATAATACAAGCTCAATTGAAAAGGGAAAATTCAGTTTCAGTCTTCCACAACAGCCAAAATGTCGCTCTGGCGCACAATGGTGCACTCTTCGCCGTCCACCTTGACTTCGGTGCCGGAGTACTTGCTGGTGAGGACCTTATCGCCGACCTTGACGGTCATCTTGACTTCCTTGCCGTCCACGACACCGCCGGGGCCGACAGCCACTACCTGTGCCACCTGCGGCTTCTCTTTTGCGCTGCCGGTCAGGATCAGGCCGCCCTTGGTGGTCTCCTCAACTTCAACAGTCTTAATGACAACACGGTCTGCAAGAGGAATGATCTTCATAATTCTTGCCCTCCAATTATATTGAATTTATTTGAAACTTTGTTACGCCCTGCGGGGGCTTCGTGTGTGTTCCGCAGCGGTTTAGCACTCCTTTTCTCTGAGTGCTAATTGTATTGTACTCATCTTGCTCTGAAAAATCAAGGGGTTTTGCAATTTTTATGAGAAAGTTTTCAGTTTTTTAACATATTGACATTTTATTACGTTAATTCGTGAATTATTTGTATCCGATAATCTATTATGTGCCGCATGGTATGGCATATCTTCGCATATCTTGGCGTATTTTCACCAAAATTGGTGTAGTGATTGGTGTAGTAACTCTCACATCTGTGCCACTTTTGCAAATTCAGTTTTTATCATATCAGCGTCGATTGATGTGTATACATCGAGTGTAATTTGTACTGAGCTATGCCCCATTAGATATTGAACTGCCTTGATGTTCATGCCGCTGCTAACTTTTCTGGTACAAAAAGTGTGTCGAAGAACGTGAGGTGTGAGATTTGGCAATTGGCACTCTGGGTAAAGACTGTTATACGCCTTTGCAATTTCTCTTAGCTCATATTCAATGTTCCAAGAGGTCTTCGGGGTTCCATTTGAATGAATTGAGATGAAACCACAATAACCATCGACCATCATCTCATTTGTTTGTGGCCGACGATTGATAATGGCTTTAATCGCGTGATATGCTTCAGCGCTCAATGGAATCGTCCGAAACCCAGCTTTTGATTTTGGATCTGTGATGTAGAGTTCTCCTTTTGAGGTTTTGATGAGTTGTTTATCAATTACAACTTCATGTTTCACAAAATCAATGTCCGAAAGTGTTAATCCACAAAATTCACTTACGCGAATTCCAGTTTCATACAAAAAAACGATGTCATCATAATACTTACGAAAGACTCGATCGCATAAAACGAATTCAAGCAAATCAGAATACTGTTGTTCAGTTAATGCGACTCTTTTTTTAGTGTCGTTTTTTATAACTTCATTCAGCTGAAAATCAAACGGATTCTTTAAAATCAAATCATCTTCTTGAGCCATTTTAAATGCAGCTTTTATCAGTGTTTTTATAGTTTTTATTGTACTGTATTTCAACCCATTCTGGCTCAAATCAATAATCAGTTGTTTTGCGTCTGAAATTTTTACGTCAATAATTTTTGTATTACCGATAGACGTATCCTTCAACTTGTTTGTTGTTGTATAATATGTCTTCAAGCTCGATTTTTTTATTGATGTTTTCTTAAATTCATAATATCTTACAAGAAACTGATATGTTGTTATTTTACCGCCTTCAAAATCTATTCCTTGAGAAATTATTTTACTAGCATTATTTTCTTTTTCTCGAAGAACTTTTAAATCTTTCGCATAAATTGTGTGACGTTTTCCAGTTTTATCAGTCCATCTATATTGATATATTCCATCCTTTCTTTGGCTTTCGCCGTCTTTTAAGACTTTACCTTTACTATCTTTACGTCTTTCCATAAATAGACTCCTTACATTTATTATAAAGAGCCTTGATGTGACACTATAAGTATACCACACCAAAGCTCTGATTTCAAATCGAATAAGACTGGTCTATGTATTTTTCGAGTGCTTTGCGTTTAATCAAGCGTTTTGATCCAACCCACAGCACAAGCTGCTTGTCGTCCTTGTCTGTGATTTCTCTTAGTTTATGTGTGCCGATATTAGAGTATGCAGCAGCTTCTTCCACAGTAAGCGTCGTTTTTTCCCAGATTGGGACTTCTTTCATTCAATCACCTTCTCCATCTTCTCTTTCCCATATTTAGCCACACATACATTATATAAGAGCATGGCACGGGTCATAAGACCAACTCCGCCGATACGAGGGGTCACCTTGATATCTTCCATCTTATATACATCATCGGAGCAGTCTCCATGCTGCTTCCCATTCTCGTCATAATTGATGCCAACATCGATGCAGACTTCAACTTGATCTAATTCTCTTGGCGTGATAAAGTTGCATTTGCCCACAGCAGAGACGACGACATCAACCATTCCAAATCCAAAAGCAGTGGCCTTCATAGCGGAACCAGTGCTATTCACAGAGATCACATTACAGTGCCGTTTAATCAGCATATCGGCCAACGGACGACCTACGATATCAGACTGACCGCACACGAGTACATTCTTGCCGTCCAGATCGTAACCGATGGAGTCAAAAATCTTTATAACACCCAACGGAGTGCACGGCTGAAATGGAGATGTAGTATTAAAACCATCAACATCAAGTTCATCTGGAATAATGATATTCTTAGGATCGATATGTTTTGGCAACGGAAGCTGAACAATGATACCATTTGCTTCTTCATAGATACGATTTTGCAATATCATTCTATTTAATTCATCTTCAGTAATATCTTCTGGCAACTTGATAAGCTCTGCTTTAATACCAACATCTTCACAGTCACGCAGTTTACCACGAATATAAGCGTTGGACGCTGGATTATCCCCTACTTGATAAATATGTAAAACAGGAACGCAGTTTTCTTTTTTGATGATATTTTTGATTTTATCTTTAATGTTCAATACAATATATTTACAATCAATAATCATTATGAGCCTCCTTTATTTATAAGAATCCAAGTTTTATAAAATTACGAGTATCTGTAGCAATTCCAAATTTCGTTGGATTTATTGTAAGTATCATCTGGACGCATCCCAATTTTCAAAGCCAATTGATTTGATGCCACATTATCTTTTCGAGTTATCCACAATAGCGGTTTATTATCAAAATCTGATCTGTGAGCTGTATACCATTTAATTGCCGATTGTGCAAGATTCAATGCATATCCATGCCCTCGATGGTTTTTATCATTTCTTGTTGCAACCGCTACATCTATATATGACCATTCTTCAAACAGGTCAAAAAACGAAACAGGAGTATTGTCACTGATTTTTAAGAATCTTTTTATAACATGTTCTCCTTCTGGGATTGTTAGATATTCATCGTTATAAACACCAAGCATCCGCTGTTCCTCTGAAGATAGTGTTTTAACGATGTCATCTACAAGCGGTTTTGTTTTTGCGGTAGCTTTTGCTCTTTGTACATAAATATTATTTTCACGCTTCATAAAACACTAGTTTATAAAAATGTCTGAAATAGTTTCCTAAGCTTTACGCTGAGAGCGTCATTTTCAAGATATGATGAAGAATTCAATCTGAACTTTCTGTACGGAACGTTTTCAGATGATAGATAAACATCATAATTGATGTCGTTCATTATTATGACGGATTCATTAGTGACAACTTTGGCGGTCGGTAAAAAACATTCAAGTAGTGAAATATCATAATTGAAATCCTGACAAAGAGATTTGCCAAAATCATCAATATCTGGAATCTTCTCATTATCGATATAGTCCCAAATATATTTTATTCCAGTTAGACCATCTTTCATAAGGCCATCCGTTTTTACCATTTTGTGTAGGTCTGTATCAATCAAAATAAATCTACTATAGAATCCAGAAAATCCTCCATTAGACTGTAAAAGCAGCTTCATATGTTTTCCCCTTTATACTCACTACTACTATACAGAATATTTCGTAGCTGATTGATAAAATCATCCACAACACATTCACTACAATCTAAATTAACCGTACACATGCCACAGCTATCAGTATAATGTTGCAGTAGATCTTCGATTGATCTTTTATAATATTCTGTTTGGTCTTTATAAAACCCTAATTCTTCCATAAAAATTACCTCGTTACTGTAATAACTCCATTATTTTTAATCTGTCCTTTTTGAACATGAATTATTACAGAGTCAGCATTAACAGTATTGGTTGACTTATATTCGATATACGGAGTATTGCTATCGTACACAATCTGTACATGGCCTTTGATATTCATGTATGTGCCATTACAAAGAACTGTAAGCATCTCATAATTTTCTGCTGGGACATTAGATACCATAGTAGATGTATATCCGTAGATACCAGGTTCCAGTTCTTCAATAGTGGCAGTCCACTTAATCGGATTATAATGACGATAGATACCGTCGCCAATCGCCCATACAAAATATCCAACAATAAGAGTAATGAGCACACCGACTGTCAAAAACAAGATCTTTTCTCCAAGAGTGAGTTTTTCGTTATTATCATCCAAGTTCAATACCACCTTCGTTTACAATATAGATACCGTTGTCTTTAAGATATTCTATAAATTCTTCGTGTGGCAACTTATCGGCAAGCTCATAAATAGTGTAGTTACTTCTGCCTTTCACCCACTTTGTTTCTTTACGCAAGCAAGACCATTGATGTACACGAAATTCCTTACAACGCCATTTTAAATGAAAGGCATCTCCGCACAAATCGCAAATCGGTATTTCTACATAAAAGTCACCCGGATAGCGTTTTCGTCGCCACCACTCCATATCATAGAATACAATACCATAAAGTTCAGGATAATCTTCAAATCCATGTTCTCTAAGATAAGCAAAACCCAATCCATTGATTGTCCATTCTGGCGACCTTGGAACTGTATATCGAAGCTGCGATTCTGTATGCGAGATACAGGCTTTGTTATATTTTCCATCAATGCCCATAATGTACCAGTCGGATTTATAATAGCCTATTTGTTTAGTCACAACTAATCACATCCCCCGTATCATCACCCAACGGCCACGTGCATCCATAAAATGTTCCCAAATTTTCGATTTTAAAATAGTACCATTTCTTCGTCACGTAGTCATAAATACTGTAGCAAGTGCAGCGGCCATCCGGCCAATGGTTCTTTTTAATAGCGTCAATATCAAGTTCTAAAAATCGTTTGATTTCGGATAATTTATATGAAGCAAAAATATAATCCCATGGGCCACGCCAATGGATAAACCACATGTGCTTTACGAAGTTCGGCCATTCTACAGAAAATCGTTCGACTGGTTTACTTCTGCCAAAATTCTTATATTGAAGAAAATAGTTGCTGATACCGTGTACACCAGTCCAATAATGGTCTTTAGTGCAGATGAAATGAGAATAGTTTTCCCATTCTGGATTTTGTATTTCCCAGTGATTCTTTTCGATTGAAAAATCTTTATTTACCATTTACGTTACCGACTTTTAATGATTGGATTGGCTCAGGCATACTGCATGTAAATTCCGCAGGGCCTTTTCTTTTCGAAGAACTTGTTTGCATGACATACACTTCATCGTTGAGAATAATTCCAATTTGAGTACAGTTATCGCAATTACAAATTTGAGTCTGATTTATTGTAACATTCCGTTTCATATATTTATTCCTCCCACCCACCACTACTATTAGAGTTATTCGTTATCTAAAACATTAAGCATCATTGTGCCCTCTGCACAGCTTCCTTTAATTTGAACTCGACAAGGAAGATTTGGAATATCATTGGCGTTATTGGCAAGTTCGTACTCCCACCAGTAATCCATTTCCCATCCGTTTTCGCTCATATCAATATTCTGATAGCCAAGTTTTTCAAGGATCTTACCTACTTGATAAAGGGAAATTCGTTCAAAACTGAGATCAAGAATCTCTTCTCTATCTGCTTTACCTACCCATCCAATAATATTAGTAGCTATCGGAAATAAAATATCCGCGTCGTTATCGTATCCATTTTTGCCTGCGTATGCCATAGAATCACTTCCTCCGTAAAATTTACCTTTTACTTAATACCGTACTTTGCTTTAACCTTCTTCAGAGTCTCACTCTTATTGTGATAATCATCGCGAGCTGCCTGATAAGCGGTCATCTTCTCTGCAAGAACACGCTTTGCTTCGGCCTCTGCAACGTCAGCCTCTGCCAGCTCCTTGTTTAAAACAAAGCCGCTCGTCTTGATACCATCAATAAAACCATCCATGCGATCCTTTTTGACACTCTTCTCACCCATTGCACCAGTATCAGTGTTGAACATCTTTACAATAGAATCCTCGACACCAGCGATATTATAAACATAAAAATACTTAGCCATAATTTAGTTCTCCTCAATTTTTTCAAACTTATAAATTGTGTTTTCGGTCTGGACAATAACATTTTTCTTGTCACTTCTTCGTACACTCTGGTATATTACAGATCAGATAACCTTCATCATAATCATCAAGCACATCATACCAATGGCCTTTCATAAGCAATGCACCAGATGGAAGAAGCGTATCTTTGTAGTCCGTCCTGAAGTACATCTGCTTCATTAGGGCTCCTTGTAGGGTTCCATATCACCCTTCCAAATCTGAAAATAAGGATGTGCGTCAATGCCGTAAACCTGACCCTTCATTCCGGTACTGGTAATCTTGTAAGATTTTCCGTCTTCAAGGCTATTGATAAAGTCCTGATACTGAGGACTCATCTTAAAGAAGTCTTGAGCAAGGTAGTAAAGAGTACGATGAACTTACGTATCGCATTATCTGCGGACAGCTTTATCAACAAAACGCGATCGACAAAATAAAAGGCGTAGCTACGACAGATATGCCGCAATACTGGTATGACAATAAAGCTTGCGCCGTTAAAGACGATGATAATCCTGATACTATCGAGGATAAGAAGTTCTGGAGTAGTATTTGCGCATGGCGTAAGCCATACTTTATGAGCTACATCTACCCTGCTCAGATGCGTGATTACAAGCAGTATGTGGCCGCAGCTCGCAAGCGTATCAAGTGGGATGGATTTGCCGGTCTAGATGAGATTATGCAAAAGACCGTCAAGGACGATGTGGATGAAATGGTTATCCAGTATTACCTCTATCGGATGCCGGTCGGAATCAATTCTTGTACCATGAACCGCCTATGCTGGACTGTTGAGGATGAGCTGGAAGATTTTGAAGAAGAACTCAAGATAAAGCGCAAGTTTGATTACGACTTGCTCAAGTCTGGTGTTGAGTATACCAACTCTCAGTATTATGGCATCCGCTCTATCTTTAAGGAAACTTTTAATAAAATCGAAGAAATTGTCACTCGTGTTGGTAAAACAGCTGCGTCTATCCGTAGTCTGCAAGATATTGCAGAAAAAGAAACAAAAAAGTCTGCAACCAATAAGAGTGGCTTTAGTCATAATCCCGCCGGGTATGTTGTTGAGTTTTACAACGGTAGTTCCATTAACACGCTAAACTCCAACCCGGATTCCAACCGATCCCGTCGTGCAACTCTTGTGTTTTTTGACGAGGCTGCGTTTTGCTCTGACGAACTGATTGTTGTCTGTGAAGCTTTTGCCACTCAGAATACTGACTTTGTGACTGATACGGATGATTCTTATAACCCTGAAACTCAGCCTCGCAAGGTTCCTACACAACTTGTGTATGCTTCGAGTCAGGATACGATGGATAAACTATTCTATCGTTATTATAAAAACTTTGCAAAGCGTATGATTGCCGGTGACCGTGATTATTTTGTTTGCGACATGATTTGCGATGTTGCAATTCAGGTCTATATGAATGGTAAACCATACAAGGCTTTGTTGACAAGAGACAAAGTGGAAGCCGCTCTAAAGTCAAATAAAATGAAGGCGTTGCGCGAATATTATAATCGCCCAAGCCGTGATGGTGGCGTAAACCAGATTATCAAATGGGGTACAGTTCGTCGCAATGAGCGAAAGTATATCCCACAGCTTTATTGGGATAAGAACTATCAGTATATTCTTGCGTTTGATCCTGCCCGCACAATGGATAATTCTATTGTTGGTGTTATGCGTATTTATAACGATCCAGAAAACGGCATGTGTGGAGATATTATCAACTGTGTGAACATGGTTGATATTGCAAATGAGAAAAAATTCAAGCTCGATTCTAATCGTCAGCTTGAGCAGTTACATGAGTTGATTCTACATTACAATGGTCAAAATCCTGATTACGAGTACATTGATAGATTGATGATTGACCAAGGCGCTGGCGGCGGTGGTACTTCCACATATGCGGACGGTTTGCTTAATAATTGGACCGATAAAACAGGTGCGGAACATCGTGGTTTTATCGACGCAAATCATGAATTATATGAAGGATATGATGCCCGTTACCCAGATGCTGTTGACAAGCTACGTCTAATTAGTCCACGTAAATTCCGTACTGCCATGGTTGAGGAATTTATTGAGTTGATGAATCTTGGCGTCATTCATTTCCCTCTTGAATATAACGGAGGAGATTACGTTCAGGTAGTAGATGGTGTTGACAAATCAACTGGTCAAGAAATTTTGAAGACGCATGAACTCTCCTTGGAGGAACAGACTGCGTGGGTTAATATCGACTTAATGAAGAACGAGATTACAAGCATTCAGAAAACGACAAACTCTGAAAACACGACCGTAACATATGCTTTGGCACCCGATGTTGCCAATAAAATTCACGATGATAGGTTCTATGTTGCTATTTTGCTTGCTCATCGTCTATACGAATTACGTCGTAAGGATAAAGTGCGCCAGTCTGCGGTGGAGACAATAATTACTCCGCCGATTTGTATCTCTAACATTGACTTCTAAGCAGAGGAGGTGAAAATGTGGCAAGAAAGAAAAAGGAAGATTTTGATGTCGTGACTGCTTCACAGACAGATGATGGTACTGTTGTGCTTACATCTGTAAACGAGCTTTCAGAAGAAAGAATGGACAATGTTATCCGCCATGCTATCGCATCCTATGATCCTGAAAATAAGCAATATAGTACATACCTGAAAATTTCAGCCTCCTCTGAAACGCTGACGGTTGACCGAATTGATGAACTTGCACGAGGGTTACAGTCGAGTCTGACGAATGTGCAGACGGTCAATGGAATCATCCGTAATTACATCAATAAAGATGACCTAATTGGTATTACCTATGATGCGATTGAGGCGAATGTTAATACGGAGTTTAAATGCAGTTTTGCGCAGTTCCCTGAACAGCGTAATAAGACAAAACAGGTAAATTACGCCCGTGAAGTGATTGATGATTTCAACGCACAAATCAATGTGCGAAGTCTGTTACGTGCTGCCATTCCGATGACTTACGCAGAGGGCACTTATATTACATATCTGCGTCAGAAAGATGAGAACTACATTGTAGACTAGTGTTACTACGGATAACAACGTGGTAACTATGACAGTAAAGGATATTGCAAGACCGCAGGCGTCGTGGTGTAAAACACCATTCCGAGAGGGAGATAATGCGGCTTTAGATGGAACGATGTTTGCCAATTGGATCGAGCATGGCTTGTGGATGGATATTGCAAAATGGAATCAAATGGGACAGCCAAAGGAGAACAAACCAAAACGTCCGGCTCGTCCGTTTATTTCTAAAGTCCAAGTTGAGGCGGCAATGCTTGTGAAAACCGCATTACATGAATTGTAATCCCACAATTTATTTGGAAAATTTGAATGAGAGGAGGCTGGCTTGAAGAAGCTGGCCGCTTCTCTTTTTTATTTTGAAAGGAATTGTTGAAAATGGAAAAGAGAGGTGACCAACAGTATGGATGAAAAAGAAAATACTGGCACAGAGTCTTCTGCCGTAACAGCCATTAAGGTCAAGGTTGTTATTGACACAAATAAAGCAGAGTTAGATAAGCAATTTAATTCTGTTAAAGAACATTATAAAGAAAAACCAGTAAAAATTGCTTTTGGAGTAAATCAAAACGACACTATCCGCAATATAAATGACGCACTTGACAAGGTGGTCAAGAGTGGAAAATTAAGAACTCCAAAGGTTACACTTGATGTTAAGATTGACCAGAGTAAAGTAACCGCACAGCTTAAAAAAGCTATGCAATCTGCGGCAAAGCAGACAGTTAAGGTCGATACCGGAAAGTCTGGTTCCACAAAAGCACAGGATACTTCAAAAAGTGATATTTCTCGCCTTTTCAGCCTTGCAAATCGTCAAGCAAAGCTAAAAGCGGATGAAGCATCGTTAATTGCTAATGGAAACAAATCATCTGAGTTGAAAACGGTACAGACCAGATTGAGCGCAATCAACAATGAGATGGATAAACTCAAGACAAAAACAAAAGGTGTAATTACGGAATCTCAGAAGTTAAAGCTTGAGGATATCGAAAAAGCCGGAAAATTCAATGCTGACAGAAATACTGCAAAAGGTGCTGATTCGGTTGCAAAAGAACTAAAAAAACAAAATCAAGAAATTGCAGATAATTTAAAAAAGACTCTCACATCTCAAGAATCCGAGTATGAAAAGTATCAAAAAAAGATTCAGTCTCTTGAAAACTATTCCAAGAATAACTCCAACTATAAAAATGATAATATCAAAAAATATTTATATGGAGAAGATGGCACTGGAAAAACATCTGGAAAGTTAAAAGAATTGCGAGATCAGCTTGCTTCTATTGAGAACACTACACCAGGGAAAGCAATTCAAGACTTTGATAAAAAATGCAAGATTCTTGATACAACTATTGATTCTACAAGTCAACATTTAAAAGAACTTGGATTTGATTTTAGAGATTTAAATCAAGCCAATGTTGACATGACGAAGTTTAAGAGTGTTTATGAACGTGCAACGAAGTTAGAAGACTCTATTGCAAATAAAAGTAAATATTCTTGGCTAATTGATAGTTTAAACGGAATAAAAGCTTCTGCTGCTGGCTGTGAAGGCGATGTTACTGATCTTAGTGCAAGACTATCAAACCTTGAGGTTGAGGCCAGCAGATGTGGGGCCACTACAGAAACTCTTGGTCAAAAACTGTCTCGTCTGTTTAAGGAGCACTTCCAGACTGCTATCGCTATGGCTGGCGTGGCTATGGTTAAACAGGGTCTACGAGAAGTTTATAATAACGTCGTAGATATAGATACATCTATGACTAACTTGAAAAAAGTCACGAATGAGACTGAATCGGCATACTCAAGCTTTTTGTCGTCTGCTTCAAGTCAAGCGCGTGAGCTTGGTGCTTCTATCTCTGATGTTATTGACAGTACAGCAGAATGGTCTCGTCTAGGCTATACACTGGACGAATCACAAGAGCTTGCAAAGTGGTCCACTGTCCTAAGTAACATTGGTGATGGAATTGATAGTGCATCTGACGCAGCTTCTTATCTAGTCTCTATTCTAAAGGGATTTAGAATGGAAGCTGACGAAGTAGAACACGTCGTCAATGTTCTTAACTCAGTGGGCAACAACGAACCCATTTCCGAAAGTGGTATTGCGGAGGCACTCGTCAGATCGGCAAGCGCATTATCGGCAGCCGGGAACTCGTTTGAAGAGTCCGTTTCGTTGATTAGTGCGGCCAACTCTGTACTTCAGGACCCGGATACCGTAGGCACAACTTTAAAAACAATTTCAATGTATCTGCGAGCCAGTAAGACTGACGCAGAGGCATTTGGCGTTTCAGTTGATGATATGGCAAGTTCTGTTTCTGAACTGCGAAGTGAATTAAAATCTTTAACTGGCGTAGACATTATGAAGGATGCCGCCGGTACAGAATTTAAGAGTACATATCAGATCCTGAAAGAGATTTCTGCCGTATGGGATAAACTTACTGATGTTAGTAAAGCTAACGTCACAGAGATGCTTGGCGGCAAAAGGAACTCGAATGCGGTACTTTCCGTGATCGAGCAATTCTCCATTGCTGAAAAATCAATGGAAGATGCCGCTAACAGCTCTAATTCAGCAATGACTGAACAAGAGCGCATGATGGATTCAATTGAGGGTCGCTTAAAGCAGCTTAACGCCAGCTTTGAGAAATTCTCAAACGACGTTATGAGCAGTGACCTCATCAAATTCTTTGTTACTCTTGCAACAAAGATTGTTGATGCAGCAGACGGAATGGTCAACCTTGCAGGTTCTATTCCGGCCATTACAGCTGCCATCTCTGGCGTGTTGTCTGTAATGCAGATGAGCGGAAAGCTCAAGAATGGTGCGGGTAAAGTTAATATGCCCTCTTATATTTGTTGCGTATAAAAATATAGGATGCGGCACCATGTAAAAATAAAATAGCCCCTAGAGTGCTGGGAAACCCTAAGAGCCATATCGCCTATTGTTATATTTATATAATGTAGGAATCGAAAGATAGAAACAAGGATATGGATGCTATATGCTGAGATAAAAGCTCGGTTTTATCGTATTGTCAAAATATGGTAATTATTGAGTGCTAAGTAGCGTTTACAATGGGCGGTCAGCAGCCGATCCACTCCCCTATTATATAATGTAGGAGGGTGAAAGGTTCATCGACTAAAAAGGGTCAGTGAGCAACTACTGGAAGGATAGTCAGTTCTGGACGAAAGTTCAGAAGTCCACCTCAGACGTAACCAGACGACTTAAAGAAGTAGGTGGAAACGAGGAGACGCGCTATTCTCTGGCGCGATATAAGTAAGAGAAAAATTGATTGAATAATTGAATAAAAAGAAAAAGTACACTGTTGTTCGTTGACAGCGTACTCTAAAAAGTGTATAATAAAAGCAACCAAGAGTTCCAATAGACGGTTCTCTCGGTTAGCATCAAACAAATGGAATTAAAATCTGGACAATTTCAATCCCAATGAAGAGCTGCCTACTGGACATAGGCGGCTCTTTTACTTATCACGGCTCTCGCTGTGATGATGTAGCATCTTGAAAATCTCAAGAACAGTCTTAACAAAGCCAGCAAAACCGAAGAACAGCATTGCGACATAGTAGACAGTCTGAATGTCAAAATTCATGGCAACATCCTCCTTCCGACAATATTGCCGGAAGGCAGTTAAAGAAATACACGCTCCTTCTTGCCTTCCGGCTACTGGGAGGGTGACCGCCTATTTTTACATCTATGATTGGACAAGTTCGATGTGGAACTCCTGATTGCCCATTTATTATACACGCATCGACACGGCTGTGTCAAGACTCTATAATGTAATTTATAATACATGAAAAACAGGTTGCTTTTTTGAAATTTTCTGGCTATAATAAAAGTACAATCGCGTATCAAAAATATACGGAGGTATTTATTATGCCCAGACCTAAAGGTAGCAAGAATAAAGCAAAGGTTCTCGATGGCGTCGATTATGCAGCACAGATCGTTGAGAAAAATACTGCCGCAGAATCTCTTGCTGAAGAAATCGCAACGCTCGGCACGAATATTGCCGCGCTGAATGCTGAAAGAAAAGCAAAAGAAGCAGAGCTGAAAAAACTCAATAAAGAGATTGTAAAGCTCGAAAAGAAAAAGGCTGATGCTGATGAAAAGATTGCGGCAGAGCTGAATCGCAAAAAGGCAGAAGATATTGTTGCCAATGCACTGGCAAACGGTATGACTGCTGAAGAAATCGCTGAACTTCTGAAATAACTGCTGTGCAGCCATCATAATGAACAAGCCCGACTTCCCTATTGCTGGGAGGCCGGGCGTTTTGCATTGCTTTTTACGACAGTCTATGATACACTCTTGTAAAAGGAGTGTTGAATCATGGAAAATAACAAAAAGTACATACCTCACGTTGAAATTTCGACATATAACCCTGAATTGCCTAAAAGGCAACCGCCGCAGAACACTTACACATACTCTCCTGGAAGTTCTAATAGAACTCATGGTGGATCGTATATAAGAAATAGGGATAGACACAATGGAAATGGAGGGTCAAATGACGGAAATAATCAAGCTGATAAATAATGTTGAAACGCTATTTAACGTGTTTGTTCCGGGGGCTTTGTGTGTTTGGTTCTACACAAAATTATCCATAAAGAAAATTGAATATCAAGGTTTTCTTGCGCTTAGTATTGCCTTTGGATTCACTATTAAGTATTGTGTCGATTACATAGACCATTTACTTGGCAGATGGGTAATTATTGGTTTTCCTATCGTTATCGTGTATGTGTTTGTTGGTCTTGTTGGGGCTTCTGTGTTTTATAAAGCTAAGAATTCGATTCCAGTGCGCAAGTGGTTTGGTAAACATCTTGGATATGATACTGGCGATAATATTTGGACAAGACACATCGACTTCCATGGGCAAACCGATGCAAGACTTTACATGGATGATGGTTCCTATATTTACGGTACAATCGAGAGTGTAGATAACGATTACATCGTTTTAACTTATCACGCAACGGCATCGGAACCGGTTGGAAAAGAAATGGATGCTGCTGTTGATAATTTGAACGATGATACTGCAATGTGTATCCCAATGTCTCACGTAAAACGATTCGAGTTCATGTACGACAATCTGGATTCCGAAACTGCAAAATACGTTCTGCGTTAAAATGAATACGACCACTACCCTGCTACTTTGTGTGGCAGGGCTTTTCTTTTACCACTCATACCCACAATTCTTACACTTGAATTGTTTGCCGGGCTTTCTGCTCGCCCAGCCCCATATTGCTACATCGATCAGCTTTGTATTTTATAATCGAGGTGATTAAATTGAAAATTGAAATTGACGTAAAAGAACTCGCCACCCTTCTTGACTATCTCAAAGGGCAGCGAGATCCGACTTATAATGTAAAGAATTTTGCTGACGCAATTCTTCAGAATGTGTCTAACAAGTCATCCGAACATTTTAATTGTCGTACTTGAGATATCCGGCTTTTTCGAGAGCAGTAGCCAGTGCTTTGGTCGCATCAGACACAGCATGAGTGTATGCTGCGGCAACCATAGCAGTGTAGGACATTTCCTTATTCTCTTTCGAAGACAGTTCTTCTGCGAACGCACGAGCGTTGTTTTCGAGTTCAGAATTTAGAATCTTGTTAAACTCTTCTCTAGTCATTGTGGCCTCCTCCTTTCTTCTAGTCTTTATTTAAGTCTACCATAAAAAGACAAAATGTAAAGAGAACGGGAGGTCACATTTGGTATAGAATATCAAAACTCATACCCACATGCTTTACATTTAAACTGCTTTCCCGGTTTCTTACTCGCAAATCCCCAGACTGCTACATCAATCAGTTTGGAGCCTGCGCCTATCTTATCAAGATGAGGACAGCCGCATACTGGGCATTTCGGGGTGTAACTCTTGATTTCTTCCTCTTGGGCAAGTATCTTACGAATTTCTGCATCTTCTTTGTCGGCTTCTTTTAGCCAATCTGGATGCCCAGCGATTGGATGATATTCGTCGGGTTGAGGGTACTCACTCAATATTTTCTTTTTGCCTTCTTCGTCTGCATTTTTCCATCTTGTGTAATTTACCATAATGCACGAGCAATGTGGGCATGAAATATCAGGCCACCATTTAAATCTGCCACAATTCGGACATACTAAAATCGTTTTACTCATAATTCTTCTCCTCAAATTAGATATTATCTTTCTTAAACGTATTTAGTGTTGACGATAAAGGCAATATTGTTGGCTTTATCACTAAGCTCAGAAAGATGCGTGCGATGTTTGAATCGCTCGACCCAAAAATTCGTGGTACTGGTACTTCTCTTCTTGATTTTATCAAATACACAATTAAAGGTCAAGCATCAACTGAGGGAATGACTCTTTCGATGAAGGCGGCGACGTTCGCGGCAAAAGCATTAAATCTTGCTTTGTCGATGGCTGTTGGTGCACTGATTGGCATGGCTATCAATGGGGTTATTTCCGCTATAGCTGATTATGCACAACGGATTGATACCGCAGCCACGAAGACAAAAGAAGAAGCTGATGCAGCTAACAATGCAACTTCTTCTCTAAAAGACCTAGTTAATGCTTATGAAGAACTAGGTGATAAGTCCGGTTGGAACACAGAAGACTTCGATCAAGCAAAAGATATCCAAGAAGAGCTTTTGGCTCTTGCAAAAGAGCAAGGCACTCTTGATGAAAATAAAGTAAGTAATCTCGATTTGCAAAATGGTAAATACGAAGAACAGCTTGGTTTACTAGAGGAAATTACAGAGGAACAACTTAAAGCATCTGAGTCCAAATTGATTCAATCAAAAGATGCCCAAGGGAACAAACTCATAAAAACCACAAAAGACAACAATCGTTCACAGTTCTTTAGTTCTGTTTCCGCAAATACCAATCGTGGTATTATGAACGAGTTAAAAGATGCTGGTATTGATGTTTTTAATAAGAATGGTAGTTTTGGTGCGAAGGACTTAAATGATCCAGATTCTATTGCAAAGTATTATTCTGAACTTGGAAAGGCTCTGGATTACATTATTCAGAATACGACTGAAGCACAACGAGCCGCAGGTGGTGCCTACCATACTGTTTATCAGTATTTAATGGATGAGCAAGCCGCGCTTCAGGATGATGCAGATGCTTACAATGATTCTACTGATGCCGTCAATGAGAATGTAAATGCTCGTAGAAAGCTCCAAGCTATTGACTTTTGGAGCGACGGCAAAAGCAATGGTATGGACGTAAGCTATAGTTTCGATAAGGTCAATTCTGCAATCGAAACTCTAAAAAATACCATTGATGACTTTGATGCAAGTAAACTAAACGACCTCTTATGGGGAACGAATGAAGGCTTGACTGACGAACAGGCGCAAGCCTTGGTGGCACTTCGTAAAGCATTGACAGATATGGATTTCTCTGCCGATACAGATGGCGTGAACGCCTTTATTCAGGCTCTCGTACAGGTTGGGATTGTAGCGCAATCTTCTTCTGGTCAGGTTGACGAGCTTGCTGCTGGCGCACAGAAGATGGAAGATATTTCTTCCAAAATGGATGAAATTCAGTCTGCGTATAAAGCTTCTACCAGTGCAATGGAAGAGTACAATCAGTATGGCTACATGAGTCTCGATTCTCTTCAGTCTTTACTGACGATGAACACAGAGTATCTGAATTGCCTTGAGCTTGTTAATGGTAAGCTCCAGATAAATAAACAGAGTTATGCTGAGTTACTTGCTGCTGAATACGCAGAAGCTGCGGCAACAATTCTGTCTAACGCACAACATGAGGTCGCAAACCTTACTGCCGATGACACAGCTGAAAGCACTGATGACCTAAAAGAGAAAACAGAGGCTGAAAAGACTGCTCTGGAAAATCTTCTTCCTGCTTTGAAAAATGCTACTGCGGCAACTGCGACATATAGCGCCGCTCAAGAGTTTGCAAATGAAGTTGAAAAAGCTGGCGAACGTGGTGTAGATCCTGCAAAACTAGAGGAAATCACGAATCGCACAAATACTCAGCTTTCTTTGCTGTACACCAATATGAATGCCGCTTTAAAGGGTGGGCAAGCATTAACAAATCAGTTGAATGGATTTGGCTCATCTTCTAAAAATGCTGGAAAATCATCTAGTACAACTTCTAAATCTGTTGCTGATCTGTCATCTGCTTTTGATACGTTAACAAAAGCGATGAAAGAATATAACCAGTATGGCTATATTAGTGCAGACACCATGAAATCGTTAATCGGTGTTGATGATAAGTTTACTGCTTGCTTAACTGAGCAAAACGGAAAACTTGAGCTTAACACCGCAAAATTCCGCACTTTTGTCAGAGCGCAGCTTGAGGAAGCGAATGCGGCCAATGATGGTGGCAAGTCTGCTGGCGAGATGAAGAAGATTCTCGACTGGTTGAACTCTAGTGTCGATTCCGAAACCATTTCCTTTGAGCAACTGACTGATGCTATCAAGGGCTACGGCACTGCGATGGATGATGCTAAGGAAAAGACGGATGCTATAAAATCCGCATTTTCTGGGCTGTATGATATTCAGCAGAAAATCAAGAATAGTCAATTCGGTGTTGGCGACCTTGATGCAACAGAAAGTAAGATAGAGTCTATTTTGCAACTGAGCAAGTTCTTTGGTGACAACAAGGATTTGATGGATAATCTCGTTGACAAAAACGGAAACATCAATCTTAACACCGAGGCGTTTAAGAAAGCGACTCTTGATGAATTGGATAAGCGCATAAAAGCCGCAAACGAAACCGGTGGTGCAGCAGCTACTGCGCTTGCAAACTCGTTGAGTTCTGATAAAGCAAATATTGAAAGCGGCAAAATTTCTGTTAGTGATTATCTTGTTGGTCTTGGAACTGACCTTGAGCGTGTAAATACCGAGTTGGACAAATATCAGACTAATTGGAGCACGCTAAAAGATGCGATGGACGAGTGGAATACTACCGGCCAGCTGACACAGGATACCATGCAGAAGCTGCAGGAACTTCCTGAAGAATTTTCTAATCTACTTACTTATGATGAGGACGGAAACGCTAAAATCGACGTAAAGGCGCTTCGCCAAAGCTACGTTGATAAACTGAGTGCGTTTGCAAAAGAGTTTGAAGGCAGTCCGATTGGTATTCAAGTTCAGGCAATGATTGACGATGTGCGTGAGCCAACCCATGATGAGTATGTGGAGCTTGCAAAGAAGACTGCAACGTATCAGAAAGTCTTAGCACAATATACAAAGAAAATGTCTGCTATTGATTCTAACAAGGATCTATCAGAAGACGAGGCTCTCCAGCAAAAAGCCGAGGTTCAAAAGGAACTTGATGACGCTTTGGAAAAGGCTCTTCTCGAAGTTCAAGAAACCGACGCACAGGTTACAACAAAACTGAAAAAGCACTGGGATGGCGTCGAAAAGGTAATCGAGGAATTCAAGTCCGCTCTATCCGATGCAAAAGCTGTTCTGTCCTCTTTCCTTTCCCTTCTCTCCACTTTAAATGACAAATCTAATAACGACCTCAAGATTTGGGGCGATGCTATGGGCAAAGTCATCGACAAGCGGATTGAAGCCCTGAATAAGCAAAAGGAAGCTTTGGAAGAAAATAACGAAGCTACCGAACGTGCTATTGAACTTTCCAAGGCACAAGATGCTCTCGCCCGCGCCCAGCAACAGCGCACGACCCGTGTGTACACTGAGAATGGCTACGAGTGGCAGGCAAACGCCGAAGATGTGCGTACTGCACGTGAAGACCTTGCTGACAAGCAGCGTGAGTGGAATAACAAAGATGCTGAAAAGGCTATTGACGATCAGATCAAGAAGTACAATGAGTTCAAGGACAAGTTGCCACGCCAAAGGATGAAGTTTCCATCAAGCTTGGCAACGATTTTTCTTATGATGACATCACTGAAAAGATTCTTATTAGTAAACCGCAAGTGTTTGATGGCAAAAACTACATTGATACCGACCTCAAGTTGTTTGAAGAGGACAGAGATTTTGTGCTGGCTGTTGACTACAAGATGGACATTACAAATGCAAACAACACTGTTTTAATGCAGTGCTTTGAGCAAAACGGTATAAATGGTATCCGTCTGTGGAACTCAACTGGTGTCAAGATGACTTGGGGTATCGACTCTGCAAATGGCGTTGCTGCCGGTTCTCGCGATATGACTGTTATCCGGCATATTAAGGGTGATAACGGACTGTATGTCTATTCCTCTAATATCTATAGTTCTGCGCTGAGCTATACAAAGATTACTCGTACCCGCTCTACAAAGACAACTGCCACTCTGGTATTTGGATGTGCAAAAGCAGACGATGGTGCTTACGAGCGCCATGCTAAAGGTACGGTTTATTGGTCTAAGCTTTGGTACGCAGACCTTGGTGATGCTGCTTGTCGCGAATTGGCCGCATGGACACACGATGATTTGATTGTTGAGGTGGCAAGTTTTAAGAACTACTATCTGAGCGATAATTCCAACAAGCGTTGTTCCATGACATTCTTGCAGAAAGACACTTTAGGTCAGGACATGGTGCTGAGTTCTGCTGCAAATAATGCTGGCGGTTGGGGCAGCACTTCTCTGCGTGAATATCTTGACTCTCGTCTGGTTGATGCTTTGCCGATTGGTTGGAAACAGCTGATTAAGAAGGTCAAAGTGCCGAGTTCTGCCGGAAATAAGAGCAAGGAAATTGTGACCTCGGATTGTTATTTCTTCATTCCATCTGCGATTGAAGTAAGCTCTTCGATGATTGACGAGCCTTACGTTTACGAAGGTCAAACAATCAGCTATATGACCGGCAATGAATCACGCATCAAGCACAACGCAGAGGGCAAGGCAACAAAGTATTGGCTGCGCAGCCCGTTTGCGACCTATGATGGATACTTCTATGCAATTGAGGAGACTGGTGAGCTGTATGGCTTCCATTATCCCTCTGAGCAGCTAGGAGTAACCGTGATGTTCAGCATTTAAGGAGGTGTTGAGAGTGTATTATAAGGTACTTAAAGACGGTCGAGTGATCGATGCTCTTGACCGCCTTCAGTTTGTGAAATATCAGCCCAAACACGATATCATGGTGAATTGCACCGAAGATGACGCACAGGGTATTATTAGCAGCAACGGCAAGTATATCTGGCACGTTGAAGGCTATTACCTGATTCCATCCCCGGAATATGATACCGTAACGCTTGAGCCGATTGACAAATACGAATATGACCAAATCATGGCCTTGGGAGGTACAACTCCTGAGGCCATTATTGATGCTTATACGTTGACGTTAATTCAAGGAGGTCTACTGTGATGGAGAAGATTTTCACTGAGTTCGTCGAGAGTATGCACAGACTCTATAAGAATGGAATGGTACAGGACAAATTCGTGGAGAACTTGCTTGAGGGCAAGAAGATCTCATTGGATGATTACCTGTACATCGTGAACGGAAAGGAGGTGTGATATGTATACCTTTTTAATTAACGAGGATAACACTATCACAGCGAGTCTGACTGAGCGTATCATGCAGCGAAGCAAGCTAGTGGACAATCTGCACTTTCTTGCCGATCAGACTTACAAGGGTGTAGATATTAGTGACTATACAGTTATGCTGGAGTACGTTTTGCCTGTGAGCAAACGCTATAAAACTGAAATTCTACAAAAGTCAAAAGACTTGTACAAGAACCGGTTGGAATATCTTCTGCCATTTGATACGGGTTTGACTAGTGAGGCTGGAGACATTGAATTCCAGCTGACCTTCATTCATGTCGAGATGGACTCTGAAGGACAGACGATTCAGCGCGTGCGTAAGGCTGGCCCCGGCGTTGTACATATTATTCCTATCAGCAAGTGGTCTGATTTGATCCCCGATGAAGCACTGAGCACACTTGACCAGCGTATTATTGCGCTGGAGGCTCTGAACAAGGCAATGACCGACCGCTTCAACACTAGTCTGGCTAACAAGGCTGATAACATCACTTACGATGAAGAGCATCGTATTCAGCTTACCTCCGAGGGCAAACCCATTGGTAACGCTATTAAGATTACGACTGAAACTGTGGAAACTGAAGATGGTAGTATGCGTGTTGTCCCATTCTAACCATCGTTTAAAGCGAGGTGAAAAGAATGGCATACAAATACTCGAAGCTTGGTTACGGTAACGCAGAAGACGTAGAAGCCGCGATTGCGCTTGGGTTGATTGATGGCAAAGACATTATTATCACAAAAGATACATCAGAATTCATATACGTCCGGGACGACTTATCTATTCAAAAGGTAGCGCCTCGGACGCTTTGTTTTGATAGTATTCCGGCGGCAAATGAGGCAATCAACCAGAATGACGCGACTTATGCAGGTCAGACCGTAATGATACGAGGCAAAGACGACAAATATGAACCGTGGGTCGTGCAGCAAAGTGCGGAGTCAGGTCGGTTCTTCGTCGAGCCTTTTCAAACTCAATCTACAAATTTCCAATGGACTGAATTCTAATAAGGAGGAAAAATATGGCACAAGTAAAATTTGCGTATGGTACGAAAGCACGGTACGATGCCCTTGCTCCAAAAGACATGGACACACTGTACTTCACGACCGATACGTGGCAACTGTTTAAGGGTACAACTGAGTACACCAAAAGCACTAAGATGGTGTCTTCCCTGCCCGCAGCTGGTCAGGTTCAGGGCATTATTTATTTCCGCATGACAGACTACACCATGCACATTTGGAATGGCGTGGAGTTCGTACAGCTGAATAAAACAACTGTTACTCAGATTCCGGCAGATGCTACCAACAATGATATTCCGACCACAAAGGCTGTTGCCGATTATGTCAACGCCAAGGTTGCCGCAGTGGAAGGTATCAAAGGTAAATTCGTTACAGACGTCACTTATAATGCTGGTGTGTTGAGTGTGGCAAAGGGTGACGAACCTGTTACTACTACCTTGACTGGTGTTGTTCACGAGCCTACTTACGATGCGGAAACCCGCACCATTAAGATGCCTGTATTTGGCGGCGACACTCTGACGATTGCGTTGGGTAAGGATCTGGTTGTAACGAGCGGCGTTTATAATACTGAGACCCATGAAATCGAACTGACTATCACTACTGGCGAGGTCATCAAGATTCCTGTTGGTTCTCTGATTGATATTTATATCGGCGTGGCAACTTCTACTGCAACTGTAACCGTTTCTGACGACAATAAAATCAGTGTCGCTGTGCGCGTGTCCGCAAAAGCCAACAACTCTATCACGATTGAAGAAGATGGTTTGTATGTGGCTGTGCCTGATGCTTATACCAAGGCTGAGACTGACGCAAAAATCAAGAAGGTGCAAGACCAGCTAGACGGTCATTCCAAGGATGCTGTGGTGCACATTACCGCCGAAGAGCGCAACACTTGGAATACAAAGGTATCTCAAGATGAGCTGACCGCTGCGAAATCAGAAGTAATTTCTGCCGCTGCTGCTGATGCTACTAAAAAGGCGGATGCCGCTCGCGATACTGCTAAAACTTATGCAGATGGTTTGAATACTGCTATGGACGGCCGCGTAAAAGTGGTTGAGAAGGCTCTGACTTGGAAGTCGCTTGATGATACCGGCGCAAACGCTGAGACATAATAATCTAACATGAATCCCTGCACTCTGTAATGGAGTGTGGGGTTATTTTTATCGAAAAGGAGTTTCATGATGTCAAAATTATCACTTTTAGAGATTGCACAATCTCAACTCGACAAGACTCCAGTGATCGACGGACAGCTTATTGTCTGCCTTGACACCGGAAACGCCTATCGAGATACTGCTATGGCTCACGTAAAAATCGGAAGCGATTTAGAGGTTGTGAGCGACTTACCATTGGCTCCTCTAGCCGAAAAAATCTATTATCTGAAGCCTGATAAGCTATATGCGTACTTGGGCGGCAATTGGACGTTATTAAACGACAACAATTTCTCGCTGGGCGCAAATAAAAGTGCACTTAATGGTAAGGCAAAAATCACGCTGGATGGCGCAAAGCAAAGTTCTGTATCCATCAAGGGTACGGGCATCACCACCGTTATAACAGATGAGAACGGCGAGTTGGTTGTGAATACTGGCGATCCATCTATGTACATGGAGGCTTTAACGAATTCAGACATAGATAAAATTCTATCAACATAAAGGAGGAAACACATGGCTTGGTTAGATTATGATGGCCTGCTTTACTTCTGGCAAAAGATAAAAGCAAAGCTGAATGACAAGGTTGATAAAGTCGAAGGCAAGGGGCTGTCCTCCAATGATTTTACCACCGCTGAAAAGAATAAGCTGGCTGGTGTCGAGGCTGGCGCAAACAATTATTCTCACCCGACAAGTTCTGGTAACAAACACATTCCGTCTGGTGGTTCTGCTGGTCAGATTCTGCGTTGGAGTAAGGATGGTGAAGCACAGTGGGGCGCTGATAATAACACAACTTATAGCGCATTTAAGGGTGCAACAAGTGCCGCAGCCGGTGGCTCAGGTCTTGTCCCCGCCCCTGCTGCTAATAATGCTGGTCAGTTTTTGAAAGGCGATGGTACATGGGCAACCCCATTAAATACGACCTATAATAATGCAACCTCTGGCTCTGCTGGCTTGATGAGCGCCGGAGATAAAGCAAAGTTGGATGGTATTGCTGCAAACGCAAACAACTATACACATCCGACTTCTGCTGGTAATAAACATATTCCGGCTGGCGGTCAGTCTGGTCAAATTCTAAGGTGGAGTGGTGATGGTTCTGCTACTTGGGGACCTGATTATAATACCACCTATTCTGATTTTAAGGCGGCTACTGCTTCTGTTGCTGGCGGCTCTGGCTTAGTCCCTGCCCCGGCTGCCGGTAAACAGGGTCAATATCTGCGTGGAGATGGTACTTGGGCTACTCCGACCAATACTACATACAGTGATGCAACGCAGAGTGCTCATGGTTTGATGAGTACTGCTGATAAGAAAAAGCTGGATGGATTTGGCGCGGCAAGCACCTATGCTTTGAAGAGTGACATTACAGCGATGTACCGCTACAAGGGTTCTGTTACTTCTACAGACAAGCTACCCACCAGCGGTCAGACCATTGGTGATGTGTATGACGTTGGCAATGGAATGAACTATGCATGGAACGGTTCTGCATGGGACGCACTGGGCGAAATTTTTACTATTACAAAGATTACAAATACTGAAATCGACACTGTTTTGGCAAGCTGATTTCAGTTTTTACTGAGACAGGAGGTCGATTATGGGATATTTAGATTATGCTGGTTTACAATATCTTTGGGGTAAGCTGAAAGAAAAGTTCGCTCCAAAGAGCCACACCCACGATGACAGGTATTATACCGAGGCTGAGATGAATACCAAACTCGCCGGGAAAAGCAATACAGATCATACGCACAACAGCATCAAAGACGCCGGAGACGGCGGAACACTTACTCTTGCTTACTCAAAATCAGGATTAGATTATGGAAGCTATTCATGGCTCGCTGGATGGAACGGCAAGGAACTTCGAGCCGTAAACAAAAATCAATTCGCTACTGCATATCACACGCATGACACTTCAAGTATCAGTGCCGGTAATGCGAACTATGCAGGTTATGCTGGTCCTATTGAATCTGCCCATATCGATGTTTTACGCGCAAACCGCCTTGCATTTTTGCCAGCATCAGGTATTAAAGTAGAATATTCTGTTGATGGTGGCGCTACATGGATTGATTATGGTGCCAACGACGCTCAAAAAGCATCACTATTTGCAATGCGGATGGGTTCTGCTACTCCATTTTATACTGGCAAGCATACAAAAGCAGCCGAGTGTACAACAAAAGACCAACTTAGAATCACGGTCACACCGGTTGACCGATATGCGTCTGTAAATATGCTTTATCTTTGGGTGTCTGTTGCCGGTACATCAGCAACTGTGAATATTTCGCGTTCTACTATTGGCGCTAAGGAAACTTTTACAGACGTTCGCACGGACGTTCCTATTTCTGGCTGGAGCGGCCCAAATGAAATCAGATTTTCGCAAGGCACTTTTGGAGGCGGTTCAACACAAACAAGCAACCAGTATGCTTATCGCTTTACGTTCAAGAATAAAGCAGATGGTAAAGGTTCTGTTTGCGTAATGGATATTCGTATGTATGGACCAAGTGCATGGGGTGCACCTAACAGTATGATGGAAAAAGACCATATTTATAATTGGGACGCAAATCAAAACGTACAATTCCCTGCTCAGGTGACTGCGACAAAATTCAATGGTAGTTCTACCGGCGTTGTAGATTATGGCGATTCAAACGGTTTTACAATTAAAATCGGATATGGCGGTGCCGGTTTAACAAAAGACAATTTGACCCATATTGCCGGTTATGCAAAAAACGGTAACCAAATGGTAATTAAGGACGTCAGCAGAGGAGTTCTTCAATCATGGCTCAATCTAAACGAGATGATTAACACACAGCTCACAACCGGTTCAGCTACGCCGTCTGATAATGATTTTTACATCTCGCAGTTCGCCGGTGGCGGTGCAACTGCAACAACTTATCATCGCCGTCCTGTAAGCGCGTTGTGGAATTATATTAAGAGCAAAGCAGACGCCGTGTATTCTGCAAAATCCCACACACATACCAAATCACAGATCACCGACTTTCCTGCTTCGCTTAAAAATCCGACCGCTCTGACGATTCAAACAAACGGCACAACTGCCGCTATTTACGATGGTAGTGCTGCAAAAACAGTCAACGTCACGAAAGGCAATATCGGACTCGGTAATGTAGATAACACCGCTGATGCAAATAAATCTGTTAAGTATGCTACGAGCGCAGGAAGTGCTAGTACGGCTACAAAAGCAACAACTGCAGACAGCGCTGGAAAACTTACTATGGGTGATAATCAGACTGCATTGTCAGGAACCACCTCTCCTGCTGCCGGATTGACGGTTAATAAGGTCTATAATAATGGCTATCCAACAACTTACGGCAACGTCATTACTGTGCACGGTTCTGGTTCTGGACAAATTGTAGCTGGATGGAGTGGCACTTCTGGCGCAGTTGAACGACTGTATTACCGGAATAAACGAGACACTTCAGATGCGAATTGGTCTCCATGGAAAACCGTTGCTTTTACAGATGACAAGCCAGCAACCGCAGGAACTGCCGATAGCGCGACAACCTCCAACGGTGTAAAAGACTACAACGACGCTAACAAAACTATTAAGATCGGTTTCGCTGGCGCTGGCCTGACTGCAGAAAATTTAGGTTATGTTGCAGGTTATGCAGACAATGGCACAAAAATCAAAGACGTGTCCAAGGATGTCCTGAAGAGTTGGATTGGATTGGGGAATTATCTGCCTCTTATCGGTGGCACGATGAGTGGTCAAATTACAAAATCCACTGGTGGATCTTGGATTGGTGATAGGGATCGCGCTGCAATAAAGAGTAGCTATGCGGGTGATAGTTCTTATGGTGCCGTTGCTGGTATGGCGACGAAGAACGGTTACTGGACTATGGGTAACCTTGGCGGCAATGAGAGTTTAATATTCAATTATTCAACTGACGCAAATTATAATGCTGGCAATAATAGCACTGCACAAGTATACCTCCCCGCTCAAGCCGGTACTATCATTACAAGTGCTACTATCGGCAGTCAGTCTGTTAATTATGCTAATAGTGCTGGGTCGGCAACTAGCGCCGGTTCAGTAGCATGGGGCAATGTGAGTGGTAAACCGAGTACGTTTACACCGGCAAGTCATACTCATGATGACCGCTATTATACCGAAAGTGAAGTAAATACAAAGCTTGCTAATTATCAGCCAAAAGGGAATTATGCAGCTGCTTCTCATACTCACAATTACGCAGGTTCTGGAACTGCTGGTGGCTCTGCCAATAGTGCGGTCAAGCTTGATTCTAGTGCCGGTAGTGCGACCCAGCCTGTGTATTTTAAGGATGGAAAACCTGTTGCTACTACATACACTCTAAATAAAACAGTTCCAGCGGATGCGAAGTTTACTGATACAGACACATGGCGTGGAATTCAGAATAATTTGACAAGCGATAGTACAGATCAGAGCCTTAGTGCTGCACAAGGCAAAGCTTTGAAAACATTAGTTGATGGTAAAGCGCCTATTTCACATACGCACAAAAAGTCCCAAATAACGGACTTTCCAAGTTCTATGCCTGCAAGTGATGTATATGCATGGGCCAAAGCAGCTACAAAACCAAGCTACACCAAGGCTGAGGTTGGGCTTGGTAACGTAGATAATACTGCGGACAAAAATAAAAGTGTGAATTATGCTACGAGTGCGGGATTGGCTACAAATGCCCAGTGTTTGAATAATGATGATAAATATATGAAGTTCCACTGGTCTGGTCAGAAAGGTCAACCCACATGGCTATGGGGCGGCAATGACTCTGGTGATATGTATGTATATAATCCGAGCAATTTTAATGTGAATTATGCTACGACGGCTGGAAATGGTACTGTCGATTTCCAAACAAAGGTTACTACCGATGGTTATTTTGGTGCAGTTCGTTTTGGTAACGGAGTACAGATTTGCTGGTTTACAATGAAAAGCGCTCGAAACAGAACTTTCTTACTTCCGTTTGCTGATATAAATTATGCTATAGCCTTTAGTGGCGGCTATTGTTGGTTGAACATAAGTAATAGAACGACTACTGGTTTTACAGTTGGTGTTGAATGGAGTGGATATGAAAACTCTTATATTGCAATTGGTCGATGGAAATGAGGTGAATACAATTGAATCAAAAAATAAAAATTGGATATCAGATATCTAAACCAATAATTACGACAGAAGAGTGTGAGTTGTATTCATCAATGGTTGAAGAACTGAGTAATCACAATGCCGCAGCAAAACCGGGTGAAGAATTGTGGACTGTTAAGGAACAAGAAGATTGCTACGAAGTCGTATCGGACGGAACTGTTCCAAGTGAAGAACAAAGTTTGGAACCAATCAAAAACAATAAAATTTCTGAGTCTAAGACTGCTCTCTCCGCATATCTAGCCTCGCATCCACTTCAATGGTCCGATGGGAAGTACTACAGTGTTACCAGTGAAAAACAGGCATTGTTGACTTCGAATTTGGCGCTGTATCAAATCTCTGCCTCCGCCGGGCAACCGTTCAAGCTGACATGGAATTCAACCGGCGACGAATGTGTAGAATGGGCTTACGAAGAACTGGCTGCACTTGCACTGGCAATCGGTACATATGTAAAACCCTTTGTATCGCATCAGCAGGAATTAGAAATTGCTATCAAAGCTTGTACTACAATGGAAGAGTTGGATGCAATCGAAATCAACTACGACCCTGTTCTAAAGCAATATCTTGAGACCGCCGGGCAGAAGGAGGTCGCTGAATGAGTAAAATCGTAAAGAAGTATAAAGAATTATTGAAATGTGCGCTTCTCTTTTTGATAGGAGGAGCGCTTTATTATTGCATCGAGATGTTGTGGCGTGGTCACTCACACTGGACTATGGCTGTAGTGGGTGGCATCTGCTTTGTAGTCATTGGCGGGTTGAATAATTATATTCCGTGGGAAATGCCCATGTGGAAACAGGGTTTTGTCGGTGCGTTATTTGTGACTGGTATGGAGCTTGTTGTCGGTATTCCATTGAATCTGATGATGGGATTACACATCTGGGACTACTCTTCCCTGCCATTCAATCTGCTTGGTCAAATCTGTCTGCCATTTACTGTGCTATGGTTTTTCCTTGCCTTGCTGTGCATTTATGTAGATGACTGGATGCGCTATATCATGTTTCACGAGGACAGGCCGCACTATCACTGGCGTAAAGTATGTAAACCGAAGCAGTAAACAAACTAAAAGTATATATAAAAACAGAAAGAGCCCCGGGCTGTTATACCCAGAGCTCTTCCCGCCACACACCTATACAAAGATAGGACGTCACAAATTCGCTCGATGAATTTTTGACACACCTATTTTATCATAGTGTGAAATTTTTGTCAACCAGAATCGAGGTGATGAAATGATTGGTTTGTTGACTGCCGCACCAACTCATGCTCCGGGTGTTATCAGCTTTACAATAGAACAGCTTTGGCAAATGATTCTAAGTATTGCTGGTGGCATTACGGCTATTTCAGCTGCCATTGTTGTTATTATAAAAGCAATCAAGAAAGCTAAAGAGCCCGACACGAAGCAGAATATGAAGTTGATTGAACATGACAAGCATTTGGAAGATATTGACCGCAAGCTCAAGAATGATAAAGAGGTTTTGGATTTATATCGCTCCAAGCTTTTGTCTATTGAAGAGCACCAGAAGGAACAGGACATCGTAGTTGAAGACCATGGACGAAAAATCGCTGGCGTAGAACAGCGTGTGAATAAAAGCGAACATGGTATCAATGTGATGATGAAAGCCCTACTGGCTCTGCTTAGTCACGGCATTGATGGTAATGCTATCGACCCCATGAAGGAAGCTAAGGCTGCTCTTGAAAGCTACCTGATCGACGGACAAAATTTAAAAGACATTTAATACATAGCTCGGTACGTGTGTGCCGGGCTTTATTTTTATTCAAAACAGGAGGTATTACTATGGCAAGTATTGTTAATGAGATCGTCTCTGTTATTGTGAAGCTGGTTATCACTGTTGCTGGAACCGCATTTATGACCTATGGCATCCCCTACCTGAAGCAGATCGGTATGTACAAGATTGTTCAGATGGCTGTGCGTGCCGCTGAGAAGCTGGGTGTTACCGGCGCAATTCAGAAGGCCGACAAGAAGAAGTATGTTATTGCCGCATTGGAGAAGATGCATATTAAGGTCACTCCTACTATCGAGATGATGATTGAGGCCGCCGTTAAGGAAATGGATATCCAGAACGAGAAGATCAATGCAGAACTCAAGAAGGATTGAAGGTGTGGCTCTATGAGCATTATTACATATTCTATGAAGAAGGACTGGAACAAGAAGCTGTCCAAGAACTTCTGTGCCTATGAATTTGCTTGCAATGACCGGAGCGACGAGTTCAAGGTCGCAACTGAACTAGTAGAGACTCTGCAGCAGATTCGTGACCACTTCGGCAAGCCGGTTCTAATCAGCTCTGCCTACCGTACTCCTGCATATAACATTTCAATCGGTGGCAGTTCTCGTAGTCAGCATTGTCTGGGCACAGCAGCGGATATTCACATCAACGGTGTTGACCCAATTCGTATTGCGCTATACGTAGCCTCACTCCCCTACTTCCAGAAGCATGGCGGTATTGGCTATTATAGTCGAGCACAGGTGACGGGTGGCTTTGTTCATGTTGATGTGCGTGAGACTTATAGCCGTTGGGTCAGTAAAAGTGGTACTGCATATCAGGTCGTGAGTAAAATCATGCCTACGATTCGTCAGGGCTCTAAGGACTGCACTGGCGGTGTGTCTTATGCTGTGACTGTATTGCAGCGGCATTTAGGCTTGAAGGTAGATGGCATCTTTGGCACTGGCACAAAAGCTAAGCTGGTTGAATGGCAGAAAGCACATGGACTGGCTGCTGACGGTATTTGCGGAATGGCAACGTGGGGTTCGTTTTAATGGCGGACAACCAGAATACATTGCGTGCAGGAGACAAAATTAAATTAGACGGAGTATTATTTTCAAACAGCCAGACTCACTGCGGTATGCGCCGCCGGGGAGAATGGTTTATATATGATGGAAAACTAGTCAATGGTCGCTATCGAGTGACAAATCTCGAAAGCCGCATTGGCAAGTATCCAATTTCAGTAAATGTATCGGGCTATGTTGAGCCAAGCGATATTGAACCTGTTGACAACAGGAATAGACGTTGATATTATTATTCCAAGGAGGTGATATCATGTCTATTGTTGTTCGTGGCTGTCATATTGGGGAAGGAAGACCTAAAGTCATAATTCCAATCGTTGAAATGACTGAATCAAAGATTTTAGAGCGAGCGTTTGAGTTTTCAAGGCTTCGTGTTGACTGTGTGGAGTGGCGTGTTGATTGGTTTGAGCAATGCATTGATGCACGTTCTGTGGTGTCTTGCTTGCAAAAACTTCGTGTGGCATTAAAGGACAAGCTTTTGTTAGTGACGTTCCGCACCGAAAACGAAGGCGGAGAAGCGTCTCTGACTCACCAAGAATATTTAGATTTCATCAACACGGTAATAGATACTGACTGTGCAGACCTTATCGACATTGAATTCTTTACAGCTGGAGATGATGTTCGTGAACTGATAGACAATGCACATTCTTCTGGAGTTGTGGTTATATGTTCAAGCCATGATTTTCAAAAGACGCCTAATAAAAATGAGCTCATTTCTCGTATGATTAAAATGCAACAGGTCGGAGCTGATTTACCGAAAGTAGCAGTTATGCCGCACGATAGTACGGACGTGTTGACTTTACTGGCCGCTACGGTTGAAATGAAAAATAAATATTTTGCTACTCCTATTATCGCAATCAGCATGAGTAAGCTTGGTGTTGCCAGCAGGTTATGTGGGGAGGTCTTTGGCTCTGCTATGACTTTTGCCAGCGCTGGAGACTCAAGTGCTCCCGGACAGATTGGACTGGATGTTGTCAACGCCGTGTTAGACTCAATAGCAGAATAA